CCGAGGGTATTGAGCCCGGCGGCGAACGCGGAGGAAGTATGACAATGGAAACCCGCCACGTCACGGTGGATGAGTGGGAGTTCCGCGAGGCGGCCTCCGGTGACGGTATGAGCTTCACCGGCTACGCCGCGGTATTCAACTCTCCGAGCGAGCCGCTGCCCTTCACCGAGACCATCGCGCCTGGCGCGTTTGGCCGCTCCCTGAAGTCGCGCAACAACGTGCGCATGCTGGTCAACCACAACCCCGAGAAGCCCCTAGCCTCGACCCGGTCGAAGACGCTGCGGCTGTCGGAGGATTCGACGGGTCTGCTGGTCGACGCCGACCTCCCTGGCGACGTCACCTACGCCCGAGACCTGTCAGCGCTGCTCAAGGCTGGCGTTGTGGACGCCATGAGCTTCGGCTTCACGGTTCCCCGCGGTGGCGACGCATGGAGCGAAGACGGCTCCAGCCGCACCCTCAACAGCGTGCGACTTCACGAGGTCTCCGTCGTCACGTTCCCCGCCTACCCGGCAACCTCAGCATCTGTCCGCGCTATCGACAATCTTGCGGACAAGACCGGCGAGGACGCCGGCGCACTCAACGACGCCCTTGACGCCCTCGAGCGCGGTGTCACCCTCACCGAAGACCAGGCCGGCCTGCTGTCCGCCGTCGTCGCCAAGCTCACGCCAGCCAGTGAGCCGACCCCCGAGCCCGAGCCTGAACTCGTTGCCGCCGGCCCGTCCATCGACATGCTGCGCACGAAGCTCGACCTGGTCTTCAAGGCCTAAGACTTCCCGACCGCGTCAACGCGGCTGGGCCTACCCGCTCTGAGGAGCCTCGGCGGGATCGCAAATGAAACCACCTGCGCATCCAAACCGAGACCCCAGAAAGGGGTGAATCACGTTGTCCGAGTACCTGAAGAAGCTCGTGGAGGACCGCCAGTCGGCCTACCACGCAGCAAAGGCAAAGATGGACGAGGCCGCCGCTGAGAGCCGCGACCTGTCCGCCGAGGAGCGCGAGTTCGTCGACCGCACGTTCGCCGAGCTCGACGAGAAGCGTTCGCTCATCGACACCCTCATCACCGCTGAGAAGCGTGAGGCTGAGATCGCCGAGGCGATGCGTGGCGTCGAGAACGTCGCCCGCCCCGTCGAGGCCCGCACCGCGCCGGCCGAGTCCGACGCCGACATCCTCCGCCAGCTGCTCGCTGGCGAGCGCCGCGCCTACTCATTCCAGTTTGAGAAGCGCGACATCGCCAAGTCGACCAGCAACGCCCCGGTGCCCACGTCGTTCTCAGACGTTGTCATCGACCAGGCGCGCCTCGTCGGCCCCATGCTCGATCCGAGCGTCGTCACCGTCCTGAACACCGCTTCGGGCGAGGATCTGGTTCTCCCGTCTCTCGCGTCGTGGTCCACGGCCGGCTACGAGGCTGAGGCCGCCACCATCGACGAGTCGGACCCCGGCTTCGGCAAGACCACGCTCAAGGCCTACAAGTACGCCTTCATCGTCCAGGTCTCGCAGGAGTTCCTCGCCGACAGCAACATCGACGTCATCGGCTTCCTCGGCCAGCAGGCCGGCAACGCCATCGGCTACCGCGTCAACGACCGCCTCACGCTCGGCACCGCCGCAGCTCCCGAGCCCAACGGCATCGTCGTCGCCTCGACCGCTGGCAAGACCGGTGGCACCGCCACCGCGACAGCTGGCACCGGCCACTTCACCGCCGACGACCTCATCGACCTGGTGTACTCGCTCGATGGTGCGGCTCGCCGTCTGCCCGGCTTCGGTGTCATGGCGAACGGCTCCAGCATCGGCGCCATGCGCAAGCTCAAGACGTCGTCTGGCGATTACGTCTTCGTGCCCAGCATCCAGCCCGGCACCCCGGACTCAATCCTCGGCTACCCGCTGATTGAGAACCCGGCAATGGCGTCGGTCGGCTCCGCAGCCAAGTCCGTTCTCGCGGGCCACTTCCCGTCGTACTACGTCCGCACCGTGGGCGGCATCGACGTCGCCCGCTCGGATGACTTCGCCTTCAACACCGGGCAGGTCACCCTCCGCTTCCAGATCCGCGTCGACGGCAACCTGCCGCAGACGTCCCACATCAAGCACTTCGTGGGCGGCACCGCCTGATCTGAGGCACCCCAGACGTGACAGGCCCCGCCTTTGCGCAGGGGGGCGGGGCCTGTCACACCCCCTGCGCACCCCAAGGAGAAACGGTGGCCCATGCCACGAAAGCGTCAAGAACCCGCAATCGTTCACGTTCGGGGAATCCCGCTCGACGTGCCGCCACCCGAGAGGGAGCAGCTGCTCCGGCTCGGACTGCTACACGAAGAATCGTCTGGGCCAGCAACGCGCCCTGGGCGGCCACGGGCTACGGCGAGCAAACGCAGCAAGTCACCCGACGCATCAAAGCCGCCGGCCACGAAATAGCCATCGCCTCCAACTACGGGCTCGAGGGCTCGACGATGGAGTGGGAAGGCATCCAGGTCTACCCCCGCGGCCTCGACGTCTATTCCAACGACGTCATCCCGGCCTACGCAATGGACTTCGGTCGCCCCACCGGGCAGCAGGCCATCGTCATCACATTGTTCGACTGCTGGGTTTTCAAGGGCGCCGGCTGGGACGTCCTCGAGCGCGTCGCCTCTTGGGTGCCCATCGACCACTTCCCCGCCCCCGCCCCGGTCACCCAGTGGCTTGCGCGGCCCAACGTCACCCCCATCGCCATGTCGCAGTTCGGGCTTGACGCGATTGAGCGCCATGACATCGAGGCGCTTTACGTCCCGCACGCCATCGACACCAAGGTTTTCAAGCCGACGGAGTTGATGCAGGGCAGCGACGGCCAAGTGCCCGCCCGTAAATGGATGGGTGTCCCTGAGGACGCTTTCGTCATCGGCATGGTCAGCGCCAACAAGGGCTCGGTTGATCGGAAATCGTTCTCTGAGTCGTTCCTTGCCGCCGGGATGTTCATGCAGCAGCACCCCGACGTCTGGCTTTATTTGCACACCGAGCCCAGCCCTGCCATGTCTGGCCTTGACCTGAGGGCCTTGCTGTCCGCGACGGGTGTCCCCGGTGACCGAGTCGCTGTCGCTGACTCGTACTCCTACCGCATGGGCATCCCCAAGGAAGCCCTCGCCAGCATCTACACCGGGATAGACGTTCTTCTTCAGCCGTCCCGCGGCGAAGGGTTCGGCATCCCGGCTATTGAAGCGCAGGCCTGCGGCACCCCCGTCATCGTGTCCAACGCCACCGCCCAGCCTGAGCTCGTCGGCGACGGGTGGCTTTGCGAAGTGCAGCCCGCATGGGACTCACCCCAAGGCTGCTGGTTCTTCACGCCCCTCGTGCCCAGCATCGTCGACAACCTCGAGGCCGCCTACGCGCGCGGCCGCGGCCGCTCCCAGCAGGCCATCGACTTCGCCGCCAACTATGACGCCGACGTCGTGTTCGACAAATACTGGCACCTGGCGCTTGAAGTGCTCCTGCCATGACCACATGGTTTGCGCAGTTCGCCGAGAGAAACTTTGACACCCTGCTGCCTCGCACGCCCATGGATGTTTTGCAGATCGGTGTGTACGAGGGCGACGCTAGCCGCTGGCTACTCGACAACCGAGCAGTCACTCGCCTTGTAGACGTAGATTGCTGGGACGGCCCTCCCATGTCGGGGGTGGATTACGAGGCGGCCGAGGGGATCTACGACGCCGCTATCGGTGGGCATCCCCTAGTGGAAAAGGTCAAGTCGACAAGCGATGAGTTCTTCAAGACCAACACAGACACCTTCGACTTCGTTTATGTCGACGGCGACCACGACCCGCAGCAGACCTACCGCGACGGCATAAATGGGTGGGCGGTTCTGCGGCCCGGTGGCCTCATCGGGTTCGACGACTATCTCTGGCAGCACAATGGGGTAAGCCCCAAATCGGGCATTGACGCCGTACTCAGTGAAATGGAGGATGCCGAGGTCGTGCAACACGGCTACCAGGTTTGGTTGCGGAAGCCATGAGGGTTGCCTGGGTGACGCACCACATTCCCAGGGTCGAGGAGCGGCACGAGGCTTTGCTGCCTGGGAAGTACGCGGGTGGCGCCGAACGCAACACGGACTACATGGTCACAGCGGCGCCGGCTGGTGTCGAGGTCACCTACATCGAACCCGAAGCCGCTGAGAGCGCCGTAGACGGATCGTTTGACCGGGTAGTAGTCGGAGGCACCGACAAACTCTCCGAAGCCTCTATGAATTTCCTAGCGGCTCACAGGCCCATCGTTTGGGTGCAGCACGCCCAGCACCGCACACCCGCGAAGGCCGAGTTATTCCGCCAAGCCTCCCGGTTCCTCACCATGAGCCGCGCACACAAAGCCTGGGAAGCCGAATGGACCGACAGGGCCGACGCCTACATTCACTCCCCCGTACCACCCGGCCAAGTCACCCCCGGCGTAAAAGAACCCTTCGCCTTGTTCGCCGGCAGGAAGCACCCAGCCAAGGGGAAACTCAACGCCCGCATATGGGCGCAGCGCCAAGGCGTGGAGCTCGTCGAGCTGGAGAACGCCCCGCACGAGGTCGTGCTTGAGCACATGGCCCGCGCCACCTATTTCGTCCATCTCCCCAAGGAGCGGGACGCCTGCCCCCTCGTCGTCATTGAGGCCACCCTCGCTGGCTGCGAAATCGTCACCAACTCCCTCGTCGGGCGGCTCGAGCCCGGCGACCCTGCGGCAGTCCTCGCCCAGCAACCCGAGCGGTTCTGGCGAATTGTGGAGGAATCAGCATGAAGATCGTTGTCACCGGCTCCGCCGGCACCCTAGGCGCCCCCCTCGTCGCCGAGCTGCGCGAACGCGGCCACGACGTGTGGGGCATCGAACTCCAGCACACCGGGCAGCCCCAGACCGTGCGCGCCGACATCGCCGACTACCGGCAGCTGCGCGCCGCATTCGACCGCATCGGCGACTTCGACCTCGTCTACCACCTAGCCGCCGAGTTCGGCAGGATCAACGGCGAGGAGCACTACGAGCAGGTCTGGCGCACCAACGCCATCGGCACCCGCAACGTCCTCGAGCTGCAGCGCGAGCGAGGCTTCCTCCAGGTCTTCGCCTCATCCTCAGAGGTCTACGGCGAGGCCGACGCCGAAGCCATCGACGAGCGATACCTGCTTGAGCATCCCCAGCCTCGGCTCACCAACGACTACGCGATCTCCAAGCGAGTCAACGAGGAGCAGGTCCGCAATTTTGCCGACCGGTACGGCACCAAGACCATGACGCTGCGGTTCTTCAACGCCTACGGCCCTGGCGAGCGTTACCACGACTATCGCTCCGTCGTGTGCCTGTTCGCCTACCGGCTCCTCACCGGCAAGCCCATCACCGTCTATGAGAACTACCACCGGGTCTTCATGTACCAGGGCGACTTCATTAGCACGCTCGCCAACGCCACCAGCCATTTCACGCCAGGTGAAATCGTGAACGTGGGCGGGGACGAGTACGTCAGCGTTGAGGACATGGCGAACATGCTGCTGGAAATCACTGAGGCGCACCCGTCCTTGGTGAACCGGCTGCCCATTGACAAGCACAACGTGACCAGCAAGAAGCCTGACATTTCCAAGGCCAAGGCTCTGCTGCACCACAATCCGCGCACGAGGCTCGCCCAGGGCCTTCCTTTGACCGTCGACTGGATGCGGAAGCATTACGAAATCGGAGGCTGACCGTGGCAATTAGCAACGGCTACGCGACCCTGGCGCAAATCAAGTCTGCGCTGCGCATCGCCTCAGGCGACGCCACCGACGACGCCCTGCTGGAAATGGCCGTCGAGTCGGCCTCGCGCCTTATCGACGCGTACTGCGGCCGCAACTTCATCAACGCCGGCACCGCGACCCGGTACTACAACACGGACAACCCTTACGTCGTCCAGATCGACGACGCCCGCTCCATTGCCCAGGTGCAGACGTCCACCGGCCTGGACGGCGTGTACGACACGACCTGGACTCTTGGCACGGCAGGCGGGCAGGGCGACGCGCAGCCCGAGCCCATCAACGACTACCTGGGCGGCGTCGTGTGGCCGTTCACGCGCATCCGAGCGATCGGCGACTACACGTTCCCCACGGGTGCCGAAAACTCCATCAAGGTGACGGCCGTATTTGGCTGGCCCAACATTCCTGTGACCGTGACGCAGGCAACCATCCTCCAGTCGTCAAGAATTTTTGCACGGCTACAGAGCCCCTTGGGCGTTGCAGGCTTCGGCCCCGACATGGGAATCATGCGCGTAAGCCGCGGCCTAGATCCCGACGTCACCCAGCTCATTGAGGGCTACCGCAAATTCACGGGCGTCGCATGACCGCGCTCACCGACCTGCGCACCGGGCTCGCCAACCGCCTCGCCACCATCAACGGCTTGCGCTCCTCGGCGTACATTCCCGACAATCCCCAGCCCCCGGTCGCCGTTGTCATGCCGGGCCGCATCACCTACGACCAGGCCTTCGGGCGCGGGTCAGACGAATACCAGTTCACCATCATGCTCATCGTCGGCCGCGTCGCCGACCGGGCATCTCAGACCACGCTGGACGCCTACTGCGAATCAAGCGGCAGTCGTTCAGTCAAGGCGGCAATCGAGGCCGACCGCTCCCTCGGGGGCAAGGCTCTTGATTGCCGAGTCACCGAAATGACCAACCAGGGCTCGCTCGCCATTGGGGACGTCACCTACCACACGGCCGAGTTCAGCGTGACCGTGATTGCCGCCGGCTAAGGAGAAAAGAGAATGGCAAAGTTCATTGGCAAGAATCTTCGGGTGAAGGTCGGCAGCACCGAGCTCACCGCGAACATCGCAAGCGTTGAGGTCACTGAGACCGTCGACGAGATTGAGACCACCGCGTTCGGCCAGTCGGCTCGCAGCCGCATCGCCGGGCTCAAGGACGCCTCAGTCACCATCAGCTTCCACCAGGACTACGACGCCTCGAGCGTCAACGCCACACTCGGCGGCGTCTTCGGTGGCACCGCCAACGTGGTCGTCCTCGCGGGCACCTCGCCCACACAGGGCACCGCATCGGCCACCGCACCGTTGTTCACCATCCCCGTGCTCTGCTCGCAGCAGACGCCTGTCAATGGGCAGGTCGGCGACCTCACCACGTTCGACGTGACGTGGCCCGCCGTCGGCGAAATCACCAAGTCCACCGCTGGCACGTTCGTCTAACTAGGAGATCACCTTGCGCATCCAATTCAACATCACCTACGCCGACGGCACGGCGGCCGAGGCTACGGCCTCGGTCGCCGACCAGGTGGCATTCGAGCAGCAACACGACCGCTCGATTGCCCGCCTCGCCGACGACTTCCGGCTTACCGACGCCTGCTGGCTCGCGTGGCATTCGCTCAAGCGCACCAACCGCACGACCGAGGAATTCGACACTTGGCTTGACCGCGTCGACAACGTCGAGTTCGGGCAGGCCAAGATCGCCCCTTTGGAGGGGACGACAACGCCCACTGGCTCATAGTCCACCTGGCCTACGAGTTCGGCCTAGCGCCGTCCGTTGTCGCAGCAGAACCCGACCGCATGATCTTCACCATGTCTAAGTACCTGTCCTGGCGCGCCAATGAAAGCCGAAGGAGCTGACAAGTGGCTGACTTCACGGTGCGCGTTGAAGGTGCAGACCAAGCCGTTCGTGCTTTGCGCACGATGGAGCCTGAGACAGCCAAGCAGGTCGGCAAGGAAATCTCTGATGTGGGCCGCGACCTCGCCGCCTACATTCGCTCAAACGCTCCCGGCCAAGCGCCCATGAGCGGGTGGCGCGAGTCGGGTGCCGCCCAAGGTCGGACCCGTGGCGGCGCTGGCTGGCCCGCCTGGGCACCCATCTCGGCCACCAGTAAACGGCGCGGCACTTCGGTCACCGTCAACATGACCGGTGCGGTCGCTGCCATTTATGAGTCGGCCGGCAAGAACGGGCTTGGCGGACTTTCCAGCCACCCTGACGGTGGGCAGTTCATTCGAAACTTGAGTCGCTACGGCCGGCTCTACACGTCGGGTGGTCGGCCTCGATCTGGGCGCCTCGCAGGTAAGGCGATCGTCACGCAGTACCCCGAAGCCATACGGCGTATCCAGGCCGCGTGCGACCGGGCCGTTGAAGCAGTCAACAGGAGGTTGCCCTCATGGCAGTGACAGGGTCAGGCAAGGGCATCCAGATCGTTGTCGGCACCAACTACAACGACCGCGACCTCAAGCGCGCGCAGGCCGACCTCAACCGGCTAAGAGGCCAAGCTGCCGCAACCCAAGGCCCCATGCGGAGACTCGGAAACACGCTTCGCGCAAACCTCGGCCCAGCACTAGCAATGGCTGGTGCGGCAGCCGGCGCCTTCGCCATCAAGCTTGGCGTCGACGGCGTCAAGGCTGCTATCGCTGACCAGAAGACCGTTGAGGTCCTAGCCCAAACTCTTGAAAACCTAGGCCAAGCACACAAGCAGGCCGGCGTTGAGGAATTCGTCGCGTCACTTGAGTCGGCAACTGGTGTCGCTGACGAGAAACTGCGCCCTGCTCTTGGCATGCTGGTTACCGCTACTGGTGACGTCGAGGAGGCGCAGCGCCGACTCAAGCAGGCAATGGATCTGGCCGTCTTTGGTCAGGTCGATTTGCAGACAGTCAGCAAGGCACTAAGCCGCTCACTTGCAACCCAAACATCGGGCACCCTGTCTCGTTACGGCCTGGTCATCGACCAGAACACTGTGGCAACCGAAGGCTTCGGAGCCGCACTTGACGAGGCCATGGGCAAGGTTTCTGGCCTTGCTGAGAGAGAAGCCAAAACCCTCGAAGGCCAGCTGCGAATTCTGGCAACGGAATTCGGCAACGTTCAGGAAGCCTTCGGCTACGGGTTCCTAGGTGGGCTAGGCGACGCTACCGACGGCGTCGGAGACATGTCCCAAATGATGCGGGACTTCAAGCCCATCGCGCACGACTTGGGTGAGCAGATCGGAACTCTCGCCAAGGCCCTGTCGGATCTAAACGACCAGACAGGAATTGTCGCCGCCACATTCAAGGGCCTCACCGATATCACCGGCCCCACCCTCGACGCGATCCTGACTTTGTACCGCGTCCTCGGCCAAGGGGAAGACCCGGTCGAAGCCTTAAAGCAGCAGTTCTTCGGACTCGGCGAAGGCTATGACGATGTCGCTGACGGTGCCGGCAATGCTTCCTGGCTGACTGCCAAGGCCGGCGAAGTCTTTGGCACGACCGCTGGCTTCGCTGGTGAAATGGCTGACGAGACCGACGACGCAGCTGACGCGCTCAAGGAACTCAATGACCAAATGAAAGAGTTCTTTGGGTTCCTTGACGAGCGCGACGCCGTTCGCGGATACCAGGACGCGATAGACAATTTGCGCGAGTCGCTGAAGGAAAACGGCAAGACCTTCGACATAAACACTGAAGCTGGCCGAGATAACCAGAAGGCGCTAGACGGAATCTTCGACTCAGCACTCAAAGTGGCTGAAGGTCAAGCGACTGCTGCCCAAAAGATTGCCACGATGGAAGGCGCAGCTCGGGACGCAACCAGGCAACTAGACAAAACCAAGATGTCTGACGCGGCCAAGGCCGCTTTGCTTGCCCCCTTTGACGATGCCATCGCTCGATTCACAACGGCCACCACAAAGGTTGGCAACCTCAAGGCGGCAATGGAGACCATTCCAACGAAGATAAATGTGAACGTCACTGTCGGGACGACATACGTTGGAACGCCCCCACCGGGCGGATTCCCGACAACTCGCGGATCTGCCTACGGCGGCTATGTCGGCGGCCACGGTGGCACTCGAGCGGACGACGTCCCCGCGATGCTGTCCTCTGGCGAGTTTGTCATCCAGGCTCCTGCTGTGGCGAAGTTCGGCAAAGGCTTCTTCGCTGCACTGAACCAGGGCGTAAACCCGCTCGCAGGGATGACTCCACGCATGGGCGGATCTGGCGGCGGCTTGACGATCAACGGCGGCATCACAGTGCAGTCTGCGCCGGGTGAGCGTGCCGAGACCTCCCTCCCTCGCGCGCTGCGGCGTGCCTCATTCCTGGCAGGCGTGAATGGCTGAGTCGTACAAGGTTGGCGCCACCGACGTCACCACCTACCTGACGCACCTCCAGGTCATCGACGGCAACATCGGTATCCCGCCACTGCGGCAGGACGACTACACGGTGCCCGGGCGCACCGGCGCGATCCCGGCCACGCCCTGGTGGGGGCCGAGGGTTGTCACCTTCGGCGGCATCATCGCCGGCGCGACAAGGCCCGCAATGCAGGCCAACCTCAAATCCCTCGCCTCGCTAGTGCTCAATGGCGGGGACACGTTCACGATGTCGCGCACCCTCGACACCGTGGGCACCCCGGCGACCGTGACGCACACGGCGACGGCCCGCTACCTCGGCGGCCTCGAGCAGTCTGAAGCCCTGTCGAACCGGGTGTCGCGGGTTGCCTTCGACGTCATGCTCATGGACGGCTACTGGTACGAGGCCGCCTACACGGCCGGCACCGCCCTCGCCGGCACCGCAGTCGTCAACGTCGTCGGTGACGCCCCCACCCAGGACGTGCAGCTGACCTACTCCATCGGCGCCGGCTCCCAGCGCATCACCAACCAGGCCTACCCCGGCCTGTCCCGGCTCACCCTCAAGCCCGGCAACAACACCCTCGTCGTCACGGGCGGCGGCACCGTCACTCTCCGATACAAGGCGGCCTGGTTGTGACACACCTGCGCCTCGACGTCTACGACGCCCTCAACCAGACCTACCAGGGCACCCTTTCGCAATCGCTGAGCAGCGAGTTCGTGGACGAGTTCAACGCCCCCGGCTACGGCACCGTCACCGTGCCCCTGTTCTCGACCGACGCCAATCTGCTGGTCAAGGACGCCGTCGTGCGGGTGATCTACCAGGACGACGTCAGGTTCGCCTGGTTCGTAGAGACCCGCGAGCGCGACCTCGCCAACTCCTCCGGCCAAATGACCCTGACCGCCTCGGGCCGAGGCCTGCTCGCGTGGCTCGAGGACGCCGTCGTCTACCCCCTCGGCGGCCTCGCCGACTTCCTCGCCCCCGATAGGCCCTTCAACTGGGCATCCGGCCCAGGCGGCGGCTGGCGTGCCTCGGGCAACTACCAGAACGCTCTCGGTGTGCAATGGCGCAACGACAGCACCGCGCGAGCCAAACTGCCTGTTCGGTGGAAAGATCCGCTCGCGCAATGGATCTGGCGCACCGACCCCGAAACAGTCGTCCAGCGCGGCACCGTCAACTGGTTCTACCGAGACTTCACCCTGACCGAGCCCAAGCGCATCAAGTTCTTTGCCTCCTGCGACAACCAAATGGACGTCTTCCTTGACGGCCAGCAGATCATGTCGTCAAGCGACTTTGATGCCGAAGCCGCTTCGTTCACTCAAATGGCGCGGTTCACTATCCGGCTCGGCATCGGCACACACACCCTCTCGGCGCGGGTCAAGAACGACAAGCCTTGGCAGCGGTTCGACGTGTCCGTTTCGGCATCCGACGACAAAGTTTCAGTCTCGGGACACGGCCTCGCCAACGGCACCGAACTGACCGTCACAGACAAGTCAGGCGCCAACGGGCTCACCAAGGGAACCACCTATTTCGTGCGCGCCAGGACGGACGACGACTTCAAGCTCGCCACCAGCAACTCAGACGGCTCCATCGTCAACGTCACCAGCAACGGAAAACTGGACCTGCGACTCAAGGCCGACAACACCGCCGGGTTCATCCTCACCGGCATCGAGCTTGACTCAAACGGCAAAGAGACCGACACCATCGTTGTCCGCACCAACACCAACTGGCAGGTCTCCTCCACCGAGCCCTACTGGCGCCCCGGCATGATCCTCAAGGTACTGGCCCAGGAGGCGGCCACCCGAGGCGTCTACCGTCTCGGCCAACTCACCTACGGTTTCGACATCAACGCCCCCACCAGCGGCGCCTGGTCCACCGAGGTCGACCTCACCCTGAAGGTCGGATCCACACTCCTGACCGTCCTTGACGACATGGTCGACCTCGGCAACGACTTCTGGCTGAACCCGTCAACGCTGAGGCTGGACGCTTGGGAGGCCCGCGGCAGCGACCTGTCAGGGACGGTGTTCCTCGACACGGGCCAGAACCTTGCCCGGTTCTCCACCACGGTTGAGCGGCCCCTGAAAACCGTCGCGCTCGTCCGCACACGGGACGGCTGGTTCCGCACCGCCGACAACACCTTGCGGACGGCGAACGGCTGGCGCGAGACCTTCCTCGAATACGGCAACACAGCGTCTGAGGATGCTGCTCGGCGTAACGCCAACAGGGTGCTGCGCCGCACCGGCAAAACTCAAGTGATCGCCTCAGGGGTCGAGGTCGTCGTCACAAGCGGCGCGACTCCGTATGTTGACTTCAACGTCGGCGACCTAGTCGCCATCACGAATCCGTCGGGAAGTGGATTGCCTGGGAAGGCGCGTGTGCTGTCTATTGGCCTCAAGGAGGAGGGCGGCGGCGTGTCCTTCCAGCCTGAACTTGAGGTGATTTCAACAACATGAGTGGGGAACTGCGG